TAACTGTTTTTTAGATGAAGGGCCTCCAGACATAGGGCCTGCTACCCCTCCTCCAGGACCACTAAATGGCCCAATTTGATCAAGAATATAAGGTGAAAGTCTTAAAAAATTTTCTTTCATCTTATCCATAAAACTGCTCCTTCTTTCAGATGGCTCAGAATTAGATGAAGGGCCTCCAGACATAGGGCCTGCTATCCCCCCAAGGCTAGGAATTAGGTAATCAAGATCACCTGAAGGGTAAGGTTTTAAGAACTTTTCTTTCATCCTATCTATAAAACTACTCTCTCCAGCTGCTGGAGGAAGAGGAGATTCTCTTACTCCATCGAGAGCAGGCAAATTATCAAAGTCTCTGACTGGAGGAATTTGTGTTCCAAAGAAAGGAAAATTTCTTGGCCCTACTGGAAGCCGAGGTCTTCGATCCATAGCAGGCATATCATATCCATTAGAAGGAGTTTCGGGGACTATCTCTACTGGCATACCTTTACCACCACCTAGAGTACCCGCATTGCCCGGAGAGTAGGACCTATAAGTTCCCGCTGGGTTTCTATAAATTAAATCATCAGAAAAAGCACTGCCAGTAAAAGGACTTGCCATAGGCCCGTTGAAGACAAAATTATTAGGGTCTGTAGGACCATCGTAAATACCTTCGAATCTTCTAGGGTCTGTAGGCCCATCGTAAATACCTTCGAATCTTCTAGGGTCTGTAGGTCCACCATAAACGAGAGGGTCTATTCTTATAGGGTCTGTAGGTCCATTGTAGACAAAAGGGTCTATTCTTATAGTAGGGTCTATACCAGGGGTACCGTGATTAAGCCCTATTGCTTCTTGAGCTCTTGCACTGCCCGTAGTATTTTTTCTGTTGTTTGTTAAATAATTAGAAACTTGTGTGGCGTCAGGGATAAAGCTAAACATTCCTGGGAGAGAACCTTTGGGTTGATAGTCTGTAAAAGGCATTCTGTTTTGATTTTTAAGGAAATTTATCTGGTCCATCATTGTAGTAGTACTAGCAGGCCTTAGCCCCATAGGTTGAGGGACAGGCGTAGGAGTCATTCCCGCAGCAATTTGATCTTCACTAAGAGGGCCTTGAGTAGCTATAGTATCTAATTGCATATAAGCTTCTCTAATAGCTGCTGCTTCGTCTTCTAAAGGAGTAGCTTCTCTAACCCTTGCTGTACTGTCGTCGTACATCATTGGCGTAGGCACACCATGAGTTCCATGATTATATTTCATAGGGTTTATTCCCGCTACATTAGCAGTGCCTTTGTTAAAAAGACCTCCTAGAAAAGGAGCTGCTGCTATTGCAAAAGGAGCCATAGGACCTAAAGCCGCTGCAAGAGGAGCGTAGCTCATCATACCAGTAGCTGCTGTTGTTGCAGTTGCAGGGGCACCCATTGCTGCAGTTATAGCCGCGCTAGCTAAAGCATCGTTTGTTTTATTCTCAGGTATTACTCCTCGGCCATAATTAACTGGCCCAGAACTTTCTACCATAGTTTCGTCATCAGAACCCATAGATTCTCTTATATATTTATTATATGCCATTATATTCTCCGTTATTTGCCAGCAACAGCTTGTTGAGTACCTACTTTAATAGTAGGATCTAATAGACCAAACATCTTTTTATAACCTTCAAAAGGTTGGTCTGCTAATTTTTGTTTAAAGTCTTGCCCAAACCCCCCGAGCTCCATCATTGACTCTCCTCCCATAGGTGCTGCAGCCATAGCTTCTTTTCTAGCAGCATCTTGCCTAGCTTGGTCTCCCCTCATAGCATCATAGTCTATACCAGCAAATTCAGCCGCCATTTCAGCCGCGAATACGGCATCATTTGAACCTCGTCTACCCCCACCTACATCCTGTAATGTCCCCATGGACTGGCCTATGCCTTTACGCATTGCCTCTGCTCTGTAGGCTGCAGCATTTTTTAAAGCTTCTGTATCTGTTTTTTCGCCACCTCCAGCTATACCAGCGGCTAACCCAGCCATTTCGTCTTGTGTAGCTGCACCGCCTCTCAAGGCTTCCATGCCTTTAAGTTGATCATCAGTTAATCCAGCGACATTAGTGAATTCTCCTGCTTCTCTTGCTGCCGTAACCTCATCAAATAAAGGCAGTAGCCTTTCTTTAATATCGGGATCCATAGTATCTATTGTTTCTGCTGATGAACTACCGCCCATAATTATACCTCCAATTAGGTTTTATCGTTTTTAATTTCTTTAAGGAACATTGACATAACAATATAAGATTCCTCATATACTTCTCCGTGTTTACCTTTTAATTTTTTAGCTAATCTTTTCCAACCAGGTCTACCATAGCCTTCTAATCTTTTAGCTCCTATACTTCTAGCATAGTCTTCTATAGTATGATGAGCTAGCCTGTAATTATCCCATGACTCACCGTTAAGAGAAGTAGTAGTAATAAGATGAAGGCTAGTGTGTTGTGCATACTTGTTTACCTTTGTTACACTTACGTTTACCGGTGTATTATCTCTGAGAACAACCCAACACTGAGCATACTCGGGGTTCATAAGCCATTGAAATAAATCAAAGGTTGTAGACTCACCTACCGAGTGCCTAAGCGCTTTTTTCAGCGCGGGCTCTATTACAGGCCAGTGTTCTAGTACTTCTTGAGGAGTTAATCTAACTACCTTCATCTGCTTCTCCTTACTCCGGAGGGGTAGGCCAAGTAACTGAACTAGGGAATCCCTCTTGTTTAGTTATATCTCTTAGTGCTGTTCTATAAGTTAACCACTCTGCTTTAGATCCTGGGTGTGTACTATCTCCTACCTGAGTCCAGTCTGTAGCAGATAACAATTGGTCTCTTTCTTTTCTTATTTTGTCTTCTAAAAAAGAATTAGAAGAATAAAATTCTTTAGTATCTGGATTATATTTATCTTTTTCAGGGGGAGGAGTAACATTCTCTAATAGCGTCTCTCCTTCTTTAGTTGAAAATTTAGTTTCACTTTCATAAAATCCATTAGATAAAATTTCATTAGTAGAAGAATCAATTAAAGTATAATGGGGCATTATGTAAATCTAACCTCATGTATTGTTCCTGCAACGCTTAAGGATGTGACCATAGTTGAAGCATTTTGATCTGTTCTCTGTACAAAAGGTTCATAAGTTGACCCCTTAACTACTATAGGTATTGTAACAGAATATATAAGGGGTACATATGAATAAGCTCCTACATTATAAGTTTGGGAGCTGCTATTAACAACTATACTGTTATCTCTTATTAACCCAAATGCAAAGCCAACAGTACCGCTAGAAGAATTATGCCTAAATTTTCCAGTTAAATTTACAACAATACCAGTATTAAATCTTGTATCATTTTTAGTAGTGTGAGCGTGAGTCGTTCGATAACCAAATGCAGTCACTGGCCCTAAACTTTGTACTTGATTATATCCACCAGTAATTTGTTCTACTACACCTACTCCGCTAATAAGAGGGAGATTGTTTCCAGAACCAGCGGCACTAAAAGTTAAGGTACCTGTTTGTATTCTGTTAGCTACAATAGTTTGAGCGTTTAAAAAATTAACATCTATACTGTCTGCAAAAATACTAAGCCTGTTCCACTGTGGAGTAGATTGAGACGCTGCCTGAAAAAACATATACTGGTATTGGGTAGTAGTATCGTGATACTTATCACCTACTTGCAAAGCGAGCCCATCAGTTCTCGTTGTAGGGGGGCTATGGCCTGCACCACTACTTATTATAGTACCAAAACCTAAAGTACGTTGAGCAGTAGCACTAAGTTGTGTTGTTGCTATAGTATTTGTTTCGATACGCCCGCCGTGTATTGTTGTAGTGGCCCCAAACCTATCGGTTGAAGCACCGGCATAATCAGTAAAAGTAACCATACCATTAAAAGAGGTACCTCTGACAAGCTGAGAGGTGGTTGTGGTAGTGGTTAACGCAGAACCTGTTTGGTCAATAAAAGTTAAAACAGCAGAATATTGTACTCCTTGAGCTACACTTTCTGGGTTTCTAGTAGCAGGGTATATGCTCCATACGTTTTGCCCTGAAGCGTTTGTATCATCAGGCCCTGTGATTTGGTCAACCAAGCCAGTAAGCCAAGTTATCCTTGCAGAAACAGTAACTCCTGAAATAACATTAGCGTTATCTGTGCCTGTACCTGGGGTGTTAGTTCCTTGATAATAAACAGTAACTTTTGTTGTTCTTGCTAAACCATTAAGGCTTGAGTTACCTAGAAACTCAGGCTGAGTCCAACCTAAGTCCGTAACTACTCCTGTAGTGCTGTCAGAAACTACTACCGCTCTAGACTTATACCACCAGTAAGACGATGCATTAGCGTTAGCAGCTATAGTACCATAGGCTGCCCATCCCCCTGAAGGAAAAGTAGTAACACTGCCTGCGGTGGCTGAAGTAAGAGTGTAAGTTCCTCCTGTTGGCGTAGCAGGAAAAGCATCAGCTGGGTTTCTTAAATAATAAATCTCTGCTAACTGTTTAAAAGTAGTAGGACTTACTGGGTTCCAAGTACCAGCTCTAAACACAAACAAGTTGCTAGTAGCAGCATTATAGTGGAGCCTGCCGCCTCTAGTTTTAGTAGTATTAGGGTCTTCATTAGTGATACTAACATCTAGAGCATCTATAGTTCTAATAATACTGTCAAGGCTTTTTCTTAACTCAAGATCAGTAATACCATTACTTATATAAGGTTTTATTATACCGCTCATCTCTTACCTCGTGGTTTTATTTCAAACTCAGCCCCTGTAAGTTTAACGTCTGTGGTAGAGGGTAACTGTACTTTCAAATCAAAGTATCTTCCTGTTTCTCTGAAGCCTAGTTTATGATCATTAACAGGGTTAAAAGATTTAGTAGTAATAGAAGCGCTAGTAGGAATATTGTCTGTAGAGGTTACACCTATATTTAAAGTACCGTTAGACATAGGGTACATAGCAGTCATAGTTTTAACAGTAGCGTTAGTATCTAATGGTCTATTTAAAAATTCTACTGATCCACTTGCTATTACCGCAGTACTACTAAGCTCTTGTAGTTGAGCGTTGTCAGGGCTTAAAGCAAAAATTCTAGTCACCCCTAAAAGTTCTGTAGTAAAAATATGAGTATAATTCTCTAAGTCTCTTGTATACCAAGAGTCTGTTTCCTCAGCATAACAATAAGCTTTGTCACAACCTTCTTTACCAGAACCTAAACTAGAGGTAGGAATACAAAACCAGGTTTCTTTGTCTTGATTGTGCCTAAAAGTAAAACATTGGTTTACTCTAGTTCTATCTATATCTGCATATAAAGCATCATGTATTTTATTTTTAGATACTACTTGTTTTTGGTTCTCTCCGTTATGAATATATACACCGTAATTACCAAACACTATGTGTTGACTGTTACCTATAGCTTCAAAACATCTAGAAGAAATTATTCCGTCATCATCTTGAATAGCTCTGCCTACTATAAAAGGCTCAGAAGACACTTCCATGTAGGATAAAACAGAGTCTGATTTATACACAATAAAGTTAGCCCCTAGCTGACCCCCGTCTAGTACTGGCCCAGGGCTCTCTGTTATAATATCATCCGAAGCAGAGTTAGTGTTAGATGCTAACCACTCTATTGCCTGTATACTGGAAATATCTTTTATAGGGGAAGAGAAAAAGATAGTCGCTCTTTCATTATAATCCACATCCCCATACATACTCATAGCAACTACTCTATTTCCAAACTTACTTATTTTACCAGCGTAAATGTCTTGCCCACCATGAGTTGCTTGATTTGTAAGAGTATTTTCAGTTGGCCAGTCTTTTAAAGGTACAGCAACAGTACTTCCACTTATTACTTCTGTTTTTCCAGTAGGAAAATTAATAAGCGCTGCTCCTTGTGAAGGCATATACATAGGTACATGAGTACCTAAATTAACTATTAATACTTCATTGAATACTAACATATCAGAGCCATACTCAGTACTGTATTGGTTAGACCCTGTCCAATCAGTTACTCCGCTAGTACTAACAGTTATTGATTGGCTCCCAGAAAATTGACTAGAGTTTTGACTAAAACCTCTAACAGTAAAAGTGCTACCTGATTTTACTAAAGCAAATATATTGTAATATTGACTGCCTGCTGGAGTAAATTGCACTGCATCATAAATCCCTGCTACAGCCCCTCCGCTAGCTCCAAACCCTATATTAGTTTCATTAGCAAAGCTATTAACCCCGCTTAATGCCCCATTAATTGATCTCATATTATTACCTGAGTCAAAATAATCTAAAGCTAAAGATTGAGAGGGTACATCAGTCACTAGGCCTTTAAGCCCTAAGGGGGTTATGGGTGTCTTTACCATTTTCTTCTCCCTTGTGTTTTATTTTTCGAGTATATTTATTTTTATCTCTAACTACTTTCATGCGAAACCTAGGTGTTCTAAGTTCTTTCGCATGAAAGTTTCTGAGTTTCATTTTGTTACCTGTTATATTTCACAAGCACCCCCGGTGCAAGCTAAGGTTTGAGCACCCTCGGTATTATCTGTATCTTCATAATCAGATAATTTATTAAAGTTTATTTGAGAAGGGAAATTATGAAAGGCTTTTTCATACTCTTCTTCTCCAATATCTTGATAAGGCGCTTGAGCGTAAGTATGTTCTGAGTAAGGCAGAAAACTTATTCCTGATACTAGATCAAAGTTCTTGTAAACCCAACTACCCACCTCAAGCCACTCATCTTCTTTAACATAAATGGTAACTGAAGGTTTATGCTCACACCAGTGCATAGCAAATAGTTTCCAATTTTCAAGCTGTTCCATAGCGGACTGGTCATTGGCCATAATAGCCGACTTAGGTGAGCTGATAGGGAAACTAAAAACTGAGGTGTTATTAGGGTTCATTACATCGTCTTCATAAGGGACTCCTTCATCCATTAAGAAAGCTGTAATCGGGTCCTTTTTATCTTGACGTACTGTTCGTATATAATAAGGTGCGAACCTACCGTGTATTCCTGAAGCAGAGTTTACTAACTGGCTTACAGTGCCACTGGGTTTAACACAAGTTATTGCAGTAGAACTAGAAATATTTAATAACTTAGCGTATAACTCATTGGTTTCTATAGCAATATTCTTTAGATAGATTAAATCTTCCGCACTAGGTTTCTGTAATATTTTACAGTCCTGTATTCCTGTAAGAGAGACTCCAAGTAATCTTTCGGCCTCTGTATTTTCTTTCCAGACTTTCCTCAGATAAGTGAAGTCTGTAAGAGTAGATTGCAAGGTACCTAGGATAGTAGCTAACTTAACTTTTTCTCCTAGCTCATCTAAAGTATCATTTTCTCTACAGATTACTTCACTGAGGTTACATACTTGATTCGGCCTAAGAATTATTTCTGAACAAGGGTTTGTACCCCAGGCAAAACCTGTTTCTCTTCTCATAGACTCTGCTACTTTTTTATCTGCAGCTTCTCTAGAAAAAATTCCTCGTTCTCCCGAACCAGACTTTATCAGAGATATCCATTCTTCTAAGAAAACGGGTAAGCTAGGCTTAGACTTGTAGACAGCAGAGTTATTTGCAAGAGCAAAGTGCGCTTCGTTTTCCCACCACGCCCCACTCTTAGCATCTCTCATTTCCCTGTCACCAAGGTCACTAAGAGAAATCATAGCTGATCTTCTTACTCCACCGACTACTACTACTTCACCTATCTTACACATAATAGAATGACACTCTATTGAGGTAAGTTTTCTTCCCGCTGCTTTTCTAAAAGTGGCTTCGGTAAAAGATAATAGATCTTCCAAGGGATCTGGCCCTGAGGCTCTTCCTCCCATAGTATGTAGTCTTGCCCCAGCAGGCCTAACCTGACTGAAGTCAAACTTATGTACTCTACCCAGGTAAAGATCTGCAATGTGCTTTCTTAAAGCTTTAGCCCAACCTTCTTTAGAGTCCTCTACAATGATAACTCTATCTGAACTTTCAAAGTGATCGTTTACTATAGGTAATTTACTTATATTTTCGCTCTCAACACTGAAGCCTACACCGGTACCTGACATAAGTACAAACATAGTTTCGTCAAAAGTCCTTGGGCTGTCTACTGCTACGTAACTACAGTTATAACCCGCCATATTGTTTTTCTCTAGAGCAGGACCAGCACACCACATACTTCTCATAGATGGCATTACTTGTTTATTCTCTACAGCAAATCTTAATTCTTCAAATAAAGTGTCAGGTAGGCTACTTACGCGGCCCTTCCAAAAGTCGATTAATCTCTGCACCGTTTCTTCCCAAGTTTCTCTTCGACCTTTATTGTCTAGCCAACGGGAATAGCGACTTAGATGAATAATCTGTTCGTAGATATCCATTAATTAGTCTCCTATAATATAAATAATAAAAGAAACCGGGGAGAGAGAGGGACCCCGGTTTCCTATAAGGGATCTTTATATTTTTAAGGACTTATTAAGTCTATTGGGCTACTCATTATTTCATATCCTTATTGACTTGTCAACACATTTATATTTTATTGTATGTGGAGCAGGAAGATCGGGTACTATTTGTGTTACAAATTCACCTACTACCTTTATGCATTCTTGCTGTGTTGTTACAAGTTCAGGTGAGTTAAACATCTTACAACTTACAGATTGATCTAATACAGACAAAAGACATATTGTAATTACAGGTAAAAACACTAGCTTAATTCAAAGTGTGGACCATCAATAAATGGTCTTCTACCTTGCCCCCTTCTTAAATCAATGTATGCATTCATGGCATCTTCCATTGTACCACTCCACTCACGCATGTCATTTATATGCCAAGCAGCTCCCCAACGTAAAGCCGTACCTACTTCTCTTGCAGCCTTTTGCATCGCGTCAGCTATGTCATCGTAAACATTAAGCTCCCAAGAAGCCCGTCCACCTACGTAAGCCATTAAGTCTACCGCATGTCCGTCTAAGTGTTTACTCTTCATAGTCTGAGAAGCACCTTTATCTACCAGGGTCTGCTGTTCTTCTATTGTTCTCATACCGCAGATAACTCCGAAGTCTATATCGGTTAATACTATAGCAGTCTTCACTACGGTTATGAGGTGTTCGTTAACTCCCTCTAACCTATCTAAACTTTTTTGTGATAATTGAAAACTCATAAGCCTTCCTTTCTTTTGCTACGGATCAGGGATAATTCTTTTTCTCTGCAAACTACACAGACACCCTCTACTGTTTTAAATTCTTTCTTTCGTGTATAAACCTTATAATGATTAATAGGCCCTAAACAAACAGGGCAAGTCTTTGGCTCTATATAATAAGAGCCCTTATTCATTACGGCCTAACAGTTTTCTTAGTAGTCATTTAGTTATCCCCTTTTGTTTTTCATATGTACGTAAACCGCCAAGCCCAAGCATACCCATAAGCACTGTCATAAGAGAACTCATGTCAAACTCTGGTATTGGAGGTATATTAACTCCTGTGAGTGCTACCCCAAATAAGATTAAAGGAGATAAAATAAAGTGATATAACAAAGCTATACCACATACCCAACCTACGAAGGGTCTCCATCCACCCTTAAATAGACTACCTGAAGCAGCCTCAGCCTTGTTAACTTCTATCTGAGCTATAGCCAGTTGTTGAGCATGTTGATCAGACATAGTAGCTATTTCATGGGCTAACCTAGCTTTTTCGTCAGCATCAGGCACTACTTTGTCAAGAATACTAGATACAGGCCCTATCAAACTAGCTATAATACTCATTTCTTCCTCCCTGATAAATAGTTAATTTTCTTTTTATCTGTATTTAAACACTTTATTAATTTAATAATTAAGCTGTTTATTAAGCTCATTAATACTACCTCTCTGACATTTCTACTTCATTTCCTTTAGTCTTAGACACTGATCCTGATGTTTTAGAAAAACCAAAATAAGCACCTACTAACCCACTCAAGGCTATATACTGAGTCATTATAGCCCCGTCAGCGTGGGCCATTCTTACAGGGTCCCATATAGTAGCTAGTGTAGTTATTGTCATAAGCCCGAGGGCTATATAACACATAATTCTTCTGTTAGATTGATATGCTTTTTTATCTGGGACCATTTCATTCATGCTTGCCTCATTTAATTAATAACCAAGATGGAGGGAACTCTTGAGTGTGTAACCAAGCTATAGCTACAATTAATAGTAACACTAGCTTATCGTACTCATGGAGCGAGGGAGGCAGCAAACCAAACCATCCCAGCTAATCCCCCAGCAAAGACTATTACACCTAGTATAATAGATAGTATGTTCATTATTTTATTTCTACGAGCTATCTGAGCGTACTTACTTTTACGTTCACCTTCAGCTGCCTGTGCCCGCATCCTTTTAAAGGTTGCTACACCCTTTGATCCTCTTGTATCAAAAATAATTTGTTCAAGTTGTTTTTCCATATCTAAAGCTTTTTCATAAGCTATATAGTCAGACAGAGGGTCGTTTTTGTTTCCTGTTTTTTGGGCGGCTTTTGCACCGTCGATAAAAGCGAACAAATTATTTACATCTTTGCTCATCGCCATCAGGTCTTTGCCTACGCTTATACCTTTTTTAACCGCAGCAAAAGCCATTAGTGCTGCGCTAATTGGTTCTATAGTATCACCTCATTAATTTAATTATTTCTGTCATGCCTAACTGATCTAGTAAGTATAGCGCTATCATTCCTATAGCAAACCATTTTAATTGGATCAAAGTCTTTTCAATCCCATACAATGATTTTTTAAGGTGATGAGTAGTGTCAGACAAAGACGCTAGTTTACTTTCGTGTTGATCTATAGTCCACTCTAGTTTAGAAATTTTATTTGCAACTTCATCTGACATAATCTACTCCTTTATTAATCATTGCTATATTCTGGATTGGGTCTATGGTCTTACTCCCTTATATTATATCACATTTAGTCTGCATCTGCAATGGTTATGTCACCTGCGTCTACTTGTTCCAATTATGATACTCATCATCTTCTTCAGCAAGTTCACACGCAAGACAGTCTACTTCTTCACTAACTTCTTCAGTCTCAGTATTTAAATAACGAACTATTGTAGCCACATTATCACATACCGTACAAACCGTTGCTATGGGCATACGTGAAGTCTCAATTATTGCCATTTTTAAATCCCTTTCTAACCAATATCAACTAGTGTAACACCACCACCTGTTTCAGCAGCAACAGTAATGTCAGATGCAGACGCATCATCTGTATTACCAACTACGCCAATCAAACGAGTAGCAGAATCAGCTACAGTAATAGTGCCTGAAACAGTAGCAAATGCAAAATCTGTATTAGTTATTTTGTATATACCGTGTTGTCCTGCAGTTAATCCCCCAATAGCACTACCTAATTGACCTTCAGGAATTTTTAACACTGCTGCTTGGGTTGAGTTACCATACATATTTATCAAACAATACAAATTACCGCTTGCGTCCATGTCTATACCTGCACCAAACACATGTATAGAATCGTCATTATAACTTAATGCAAAATTCCATTGTTTTACTCCACTAGAATTAAATTTAGCTACAAACGCACTAATTTTACTATCTCCAGAAACTATGCCACGCCCTATAGCATAAATATTGCCTGAAGAATCTTGTACATTACCATAAAACGAAAAACCTACACCTGCAGAAGCTGCTGCCACCCAAAACAGTACTGCCCCATCGCTACCTTGAAGTTTCATTAATGCAGGGTAATTACCATTTGTAAAACCCGTTTCAGATACCCTATAATTATTGGTTGCTAAAATCATGTTTCCACCCACCCAAGATGCACCATAAGGTTGTATTACGTAGGGGTAACTTGTCCCGCCATAACTATATTTTTTCTCAAAAACTTTACTTTTGTTTGAGGCATACTTATTAAAATTTAATCCCTTTTCAGCCGTAGTGCTACTACCAGTCTGCAACATATTACCACTTCCATCTACAAAACCTACTGCTCTACCCCAGTTACTACCTGATGTTTCACCTGACATAAACTCATCGGTATATTCACCATCTGATTTTTTTATTTTCGACCACCACGCACCTGAGCTACCTCCATGTGCACCGCTAATATGGTTGCCCGCTATATTCCCAAATAGATAAATGTATGTTCCGTCATCGTGAATTTTAGAAGTCTGTGGATGTGTAGCAATGCTCTCGCTCTGAGCGGGTACATCGTATTCTCTTTCAACTTGTTCGACACCTGAAGCATTTAATTTTAGTAATCTTCTTCTATTGTCAGTTCCTGTAGTACCACCATTTATACTTCTCCACCAACAAAATATTTCGTCTGCGCCACTTGTTAAAGCAACGTGAATACTAAGGTTGTATATCTTATCTGCTACACCATCAATACGCTTGTTCCAAGCAACTGAACCATCTGCGTTAATTTTAGTTATATTAAATTCTGGATTTACGTTACTTGAATCCGAATTATGTTGATTCATACCAAATTTACTTGTCAGTATATATATACCATCACCACTTTTACTTGCTGCCCCCCATACGTCATATACTGCATCGGATGGTACTGCTGCTATACCACTGTCAATAGTTAGAACAACAAGCCATGCTCCTGCTGCTGACAACCCAAAAAATTGATTCATGGCTATTGCACCATCTGTGTCAGACGCTAATGCTCTTACATCTGCATCACCTAAAGCTACAGTGCCACCAGAAGATTCACCTAGCTCAACGTGTATCTGGTCTAAAGATATAGAATTTCCTGATGCAGGTAATGTCATTATTTTAATTCCCCTTCTAACTCTTTAACTTTAGCTGACAGTTCTTTGATAGCCTCAATTAATGCACCTGTAAGTCTACCATAGTCTACACTCTTAGTTCCTCTTTCGTCATCTGCTGTAAGCACAACCTGTGGAAATACTTCTTCTACTTCTTGAGCTATAACACCAAGCTGTTGTCCACCGTCTACGTTGTCATCTCGTATGTATGTAACACCTCTAAGTTGCTCTACCTTCTCAAGACCATTCTCAATAGTTTGAATGTCAGACTTCAATCGTCTGTCAGAGAAGGCTGTTACGTTGTTGTTAAAGGTAGCTGCACCTGCTGCACTCATGTCTAAACTTAGGGCTGTTATTGTTGACCCACCATCATTACCTGCAAAAGATAAATCTCTGTCAGCTACAATCGTTGAAAGTACAGTTGAACCTGTCCCTGTATGAATATTTGCTTCATGTGTTCCTGCATAAAGAAATTTAGTATCTCTACCTGCTGTATCAAGAATAATATCTCCTGCTGAATCTATAGTTAAATCACCAGAACTCAGAGCCAGAGTAGTCCCATCAAGCGTGAAGTTATCTACAACCACACCAGCGTTGGCTGTGACTACGCCTGTAAAAGTTGGGGCATCTATAGGTGCTTTAGTAGCAATACTATTAGTTACAGTAGTGCTAAAGTTTGCATCATCCCCTAGCGCAGCAGCAAGTTCATTTAAAGTATTAAGAGTAGCAGGGGCTGAATCTGCAAGATTAGCTATTGCTGTAGTTACATACGCAGTAGACGCTGCTTGAGTAGTATTCGTAGAGGCACTAGCAGTAGGTACTGCGGGAGTCCCTGTAAAAGTTGGGGCATCTATAGGTGCTTTAGTATTTACTACTGTTGTAGTTGCTTTAGCGTCTAATTGAGTTTGAATAGAAGAAGTAACACCATCAACGTAACCTAACTCAGTTGAAGTTAACCCTGCAGGGGTGTTATCTAACTTGTTTAACTCTGCAGCAGTTGTTGTAACTGCTACCCCTGCTATTTTTAAATTATCTTTTTGTACACTGATACTGCCAGTAACATCACCACCAAATATACTAAATACGTCATAAACTAGTACTTCTACAATATCGTTAGCAGCTAGTGCAGTTAAACCTGCAATAGTATCTGTAGTATTAGTATTATAGTCTGTACCATGTACCAGAAGTAAACCATTAAGATATACATCTACATACTTAGCGTCTGCATAATTAAGGACCAATCCATTGTCATCTGCACCTGAAAGAGAAGTTTCAGAGCCGGAGGTAGTGTAGTAATATCGTTCCCTTACACCTTGTGTCGGTGTCTTACCTATGTACGGCATTCTATTCTCCTATTATTATAATGATGCACTTGGCGGGGTGAAAGAGGTATCGTAGATTGCTGTACCTTTTATAACTCTAAAGTCTGCTATATATGCATGAGCATTTTCTGTTGTTGCTAAATCACCGCCGATAGTAAGCGGTTGGTTTGCATAGTCCCGTGCCGTCGTTCCTGATCCTACAAAAATACCATCTCTAAATATTTGATGGGTAGATGTTCCACTAATAGTTTTTCGCTGATAGACAAGATGCATCCATTTTTTAAGTTCAAAAGGAATATTTTGGATGATATAACCCCCTGAATAAATATACATATTGCCAAAGTAAGCATAACCCAGTCCAAAACCACTAGTATTATTTGCCACACGGGTTCCAAACAACGCACCATAAGTTGAAACATGAGACACCATGTAAAAATAACCTTCAATAGTAAAATCACCAGTTCCAAGATGAATATTAGTATTTGCTGCAACACTATTTATATCATTACCATCATAGTAAATACTGTGAGATACATTAGAATCAGGTGGTGTAAAAGTTGAAACAGTAGGTGAGCCTTCTGATGCAGTAACCGTAAGTCCGTTTGGCGAACTAGGAATAGTTGATGCATTAGCAAACTGTAAAGATGTTCCACTTACGGCTGTTAGAGCTTCTTGTGGTCTTTCATTTGGATAAGTCGTATGGCCTTTTAAATATCGAAAATCTTCTATGAATCCCGCCATAAGATTAGAGAGTCCGTACCATCCACCTATTGTAATTCCATTAGTGCTGTAATCGTCCGTATTAGCTCTGCCAGTTGCCGTATCTTTATTTACACCATCAACAAAGGTATATTGTTTTCCGTTTCTTCTAACGACTGCCACATGATGCCAAGCATTCTGACTCCAATGAGTGCCTAAGTTTGTTTGACCATTATCTGTTACCCAAAAAGATGTTCCAGTAGTACCGATTGCTACTCCGCTTGTATTATTACTGAGTGGCGAAAATGCTTTAAACATTCCAGAGTCGCCAGTATTAGTTTGATACCACCAACCTTCTATTTGAAAATCACCAGTTCTTGGTGCCTCAACATTATCAATAATAATGTAATCTCCAGCGCCATCAAACTTTATGCTTGTAGTAGCGTACTTAGTTTGAGTTGTACTTTCTTGTATGTTACCATACAGTTTTAGAGAATTTTCACCAACAAGATCAAACATCCCTGCTTGGGCAAAATTAAGTTTTAACTTCGTGTTTGAATCTAACGCTGTTAAAACTGTTGGTGGAGTAAACGCACTTGTATATTTAGCAGTCCCTTTTACAAAGTGAGTATCTGATAGATACCCTGTATAATATCTTTGTGCCCCACCACTTGTCGTTGACCGTCCAACTTGAACCCCTGTTGTTGGATTTGTTATTGCAGTTGAACTTGTTGCACTTCCAGTTTGAACACCGTTAACGAAAATTTTATAATAAGACCCATCCCACGTTACTGCGATATGTGACCAAGAGTTGTTAGGAATTGTTGCACTAGAAGAAAGGGTTACCCATGATCCTGCGTAATACGAAAGTTTTGGGGTTGAACCATTGCTGCTCATATCAATAACAAAGCCATTACTGCTATCAACACCAGTTTGATAAATAGGGTTAAAACCACTGCCCAAGTTTGTTGGATAAACCCATGTTTCAAAAGTCCAAGCTGTTGCTAAGTCAAAGTCTGCACTGTCTGCTATAGTTAAATAATCACCTGAGCCATCGAAATAACCTGAACCCCCATCGCTTGAGCCCCATTTGTCAGTAATTTCTAAAGGATTTACTGTACTAATAGTTGCGTTGCCGTTCATTGTAATAGCGTGTGATGATGTTGATTCATCCATAAAGCGATTACTTCTACAAGTTAAAAGTTTTGTATTTGAGTGAGCCGTTAATTTTTCATATGATGCTGCAAAATCTGTGGTGTATTTTGCTGTGCCTTTGATATAGTGAAAATCACTAATATATCCATTCATTAAATAGCTTGTTGAGTAATGGCCCCCTACAGTCATATATGTTCCAGTATAAGCATTAGTTTCAGAAATTGTTTTTACTAATGCACCGTTAAGAAAAACTTTTTTTGAACCACTCGCTCGTGAAATTGCTACGTGATACCATTGATTTAAACTAATAGCAGGAGAAGAAACTTCTTGGTAACTACCGTTTTGATACAAAATAAGTTTGCTTGCAGAAGTAATTCCAAGCGCATGACCTTGAGTGGAACTAGGTAAAGCTGATGTGTGACTGTGATATATCCCACCAGTATGTGCTGTAGCATAAAACCAACATTCTACTGTCCAATCATCTCCTGTTCCAATCGTATAATCAGAAGAAGTTGCTGAACTTATATAATCTCCAGTACCATCAAATTTATTGCTCCAATTATAGCTAAAAGGTCTAAGGCTTGTTTGGTATGCATTTCCGTTAGCTGTAACTGTATGATTGCCAGTTGAAGCATCATCGAAAGCTGAATTGGTTCTTGCGTTATTCCCAGAAGTTTTTACTTTTAAAGTCGTTGAGAAATGTTGCGGAACAGCAAATTCAAGAGTAAATGAACTTGAGTTGTTAACGACATTTGCCCCGTCTGTCGCAGAAAATACAACGCTAAACACCCCTGCATGGGCTGCATTCGAGGATGGAGTTACTGTGAATACATTTGTATTTGAGCCTGTTCCTTGGGTGATTGTTGCTTCCGTTCCAAGCCCAGTTGCTGTGTGACTAAAAGTTAAGGGGTCACCTTCTGGGTCACTTGATGAAAGTGTTACGACCGTAGCGGCACCATTTTCTGCTAAAGTATAAGTTAAACTTGCGCCTGTTACAGTAGGGGCGGTATTCGTTAATACGACTGAATACCAAGCAGTGCCGTTAAATATATAAAATCTTTTATTTGAGGTTACAAATGCCATGTCACCAGAGGTTGCGGAAGCAATTGAAGGAAGACTTGAGGTATTAGTATAAACAGAGGTACTACCCCCTACCTCTGCTGTTGTTGCAGTTCCAGAGTTGTCTGTTGTAGCAAAGCCAACCGATCCGTCTGTTTGACGTTTCATAACAGCTTTTGATGCCCCAGTACCTAAATGTATCTCAGAGGCCATAATCTTTTTAAATGCCCCGGACCCATCTTTAAACTCTGCATCACCATTAGCGTCTTTTGAAATAGCTAACCCACCAATATCGACGGTTGATGCTGAGAAAAACCCATCGTTAAATCTTGCACCCGCTGATCCTAGTGAAAATGCTTCGTGCGACGCAGGGATTACATTGCCAGTAATCTTTCCGTCGGCTCTATCTCTTGCTCTGGACATTAGTTACTCCTATTCTGGCTTTGCTGGAAAATCTATATTGGGAAAGTTTGATTGCGTTGGAAAATCACGCAATGCTTGTCTGTAAGTTTTCCACGCATCTGACATAGTATAATCTGAAACCGCCATCCAATCGGTTTCGGCTAGTAGATAGTCTCTGTCCAATCTCACATTGTACATTTTAGTTTTATTGCGTTCATCGTTTTTTATATAAGCAGCTTTTATAGCATCTTGTACTTGCTGTTCCGCATCAGTCATCTCAATCATTTCATTGTTTATACAATTATACTGGTTTGCCATTTTATTTACTCCTTACGATTTATTATAGCCAATTAAGGTAAGCCTACTGTTTGTTGCAAAATTTCCACCGT